ATGGGGCGCGCGGGCCACCTGCAGCTCGTCCATGATGCGAGAGTGCCTCATAAATCTCTGCCCTCGACGTGGCGGGCGGCCCTCGATGACTACCGACGCTGGCTCATGGCGTCGGGATGTTCGAAACAGACCGTCCGCATCCGCTGCTACCACGTCCGCCGCTTCGCGCTTTCCGCCGAGGTCGAGCCGTTCGACGTGCGACTCGCCGACCTGCTCGCCTTCACCTCCGACCGCGAGTGGGGGCCGAACACACGCCACTCCGTGAACGCCTCCCTCACGGGCTTCTACCGTTGGGCTGTCGCCGCCGAGCACATCGTGCGCAACCCAGCCGACGCGCTCCCCGTCGTGAAGGTGCCGGCGGGCAAGCCTCGCCCGGCACCCGACTGGGCGGTCGAGGAAGGCGTCAAGGTCGGCGGCATCGTCGCCAAGATGATCGAGATCGCGTGCGCGACCGGGATGCGCGCGCACGAGATCGCGAAACTGCACAGCGATGACGTGTTCCGCGCCCAGCAGGGCTGGGCGCTGCGCATCGTCGGCAAGGGCGGCAAGGCACGCGTGATCCCGATCTCGACCGAGCTCGCCGCCGACATCATCGACGCGCATGGGTTCGTGTTCCCCGGGCAGATCGACGGTCACATTTCGGCGGGCTACGTCACCAAGCTTGTCTCGGCCGCGCTCCCCGGCGAGTGGACGTGCCACACACTGCGGCACCGATTCGCGACGCGCGCGCTCCGCGCATCAGGTGGGAACCTCCGGGTCGTGCAGGAGCTACTCGGCCACGCGAGCGTCGCGACGACACAGATCTACACCGCCGTCGACGACGACGATCTCTGGGGCGCCGCCCTCGCGGCCGCGTAGGTTCCCAGTACGCTCGTTGCATGACGGGAAACCCATACCTGCTGGCACTCGGATGGATCAGTGGCCTCCTGCTGATCCTCGGCACGATTCTCTGGTTCGTCGGCGTCTACCACTCGGCGATGGGCACCCAGGATGCCGCCGCCGTGTTGCTCCCTCTGAGCGGCAACGTGTTCGGAGCCGGTGCCTTGGCGCTGCTGTTCGTCCTTGCCGCCGCGGCAGTGATCCGCGGAAGGGACTAGCCTCTCAGCGGGTCGCGTACCAGGTAGCCAGCGAGGGCGCTCCCTGCAGCGCTGACGGCCGCGAATACGACGCCTTGCCACGCGCCCAGCGGCGCGAACAGCTCAGGGGTGAGCGCGGCAACGGCGGCAGCCAGACCGGCGCCCACCACCGCGCCGAGGGCCCCCGCGATCACCTTCGGGCTGATCGTGGTCTCCGGGGTGGGGTTCGTCATGATGTTCTCCTTCGTGTCGGGCGCGGGCGCGCCGGTTGGGTGTCTTCGAGCGCGCCGACGCGGCGGTCGAGGCGGTCGAGGTGGTGAGAGTGCTCGGTGAGGAGCACCTTGGTTTCCGCGTGGCGCTCGTCGAGCTCGTCGCGGAGGTTCGTGCTGTGGCTGTTCTCGACCTGCATCCGCGATGCCTTCGCGTGCCGGCGGGTGCGGTCGCCTTGGACACCGAGGTAGGCGAATCCGGCCGTGATCATCGTGGCGAGCACGAGGCCGATCTGCTGGATCGCTGCCACCTCAGCCTCGGAGCTGAGTGCGTACATCACTTCGAGGCGAGGCGCACAGCGATCTCCGATGCAGTCGCGTCGACGATCTCGTTGAGACTCAGACCGGCGGTGCTTGCGTCATCCGCGGGGGTCAGCTCGGTGAGCGACTTGCGGATCCGCGTCCAGTCCTCTCCCGACCAGTCGAACTCGGTTCCGAGCGGGCCGTAATGCTTCTTCTCGCCGTTGCGCCACGCCGCGAGCGTCTGCGTGCCGAGTTCGGTGTAGGTGCCGGCGGCAATCAGGAAGGGGTGATAGGTGCCGTCCTGGTACTTGACGATCGCGAGCTTCATGTCGGATGCCTCCAATGAGTTGAGGGTGGATGATGAGCCGGTACCGGCGGTCGAGGTTGGGTCAAGATCCCAGTGCCACGGTTCGGAGCCAATGGGCTGCGTGATGCCGTAGCGGGAGGCGTTCTGTTCCAGCCACGCGACGCCGAGGTCGACGTCGACAACATCGCCCCAGCCGTGCGTCGAGGCACCGACCGGCGCGATCGGTGCGGGGCCGATTGGGTTCGCGACGAGCCAGGCCTGCATGTCGAGATCCCGGTAGCCCGCCATTCCTGCGGGAGTGCCCACGGCGGCCGGGGTCGCGCGGAGCCTGACGCCCTGCCGGGCGGCGTCGTCGACGAGCTGCTGCCATTTTCGCGCCATGTCCACGCGGAGTCGGGTGCCGATCGTGTCGATGCGGACGAGCATCGTCTCGGGCAACTCACCGTTCTTGGTCATGCGTCCGCCACAAACGAGCAACTCAGATAGGACGACGAACTCGAGGTCACGTCGCCGTTCGTGTCGATGCGAATGGAATCTGCCGCTCCGGTGTTCGTCTGCCCGGCGAGGCGCATGACCTGGGCCGGGCGCCACCCTGCCGGGAGCGTGATGCACGCTCCCGAGCCGCTCTGAGCTCGCCCTCGGAGGTAGACGACGGGGCCGATCTTCCGGCGCTGCGGCGTGAAGTCGGTGACAGCCGACCAGCCCGACTTGAGGGTGCAGTCGATCCAGCCTGTGTCCGCGGTGGCGTCCTCGAGGTCATCGAGGCGGCCGTCTGCAGTGTCGGCTCCCGCTCGCACGAGCACGAGTTGGGCAGAGACAGCCGTCGAGAGCAGGTTCAGCAGATCCGAGAACAGTGCCTCTTCGTCGGCCTCGCCGAAGAAGTAGACACCCTCGGCGTCGGTGTAGCCGGGTCCGGCGCTCATCGGTCCCTCCCTTCGATCTTCGCGGTGAGGTCATCGAGGCGGGCCGAGAGGTCGCGCACCACGGCCAGCAGCGCCACAGAGAGTCGCTCATAGTGCAGGGATGAGACATTGCCGTCCTCGTCTCGCGAGACGAGGAACTCGAGGCCGACGTCTGCGGCCTCCTCCGCGATCAGACCGACATCGGCGCCGCCGCCGAGTTTGGCGATGTACTCGAACGACTTCGGCTCCAGAGCGAGCACTGCGGCCGGGTCGATCGCCGCGGGCCGAACGTGCCTCTTGAACCGACGCGACGAGGGCACGTGACCGATGTTGCCGGTGGTGCCCTGCACGTAGAGCGCCCGATAGTCGGTCGTGAGAATCTCCGAGTACGCCGGGGTGCACCGAAGTCCCGAGGTCGCGCGCACGTAGCCGCCGATGACGGCGTCGCTGGTGTCGACGCCGCGGGTGATCGTGCCCGAGTTGATCTTGCTTGCGGGAAGGTCCGGAATCTTGGCGGGGTCGGTGATCGCGGGGATCCGGGCCTCTGCAAACACACCCGAGTTGATCGCCGACGCCGGGTGTGTGCCCGAGGTCTGATGGTCCGCGATGTAGTCGCGCGTCTTGTTGTGCTCGTCGTAGCTGTCGCGCAGATCAGCTGTGCCGGGCACCGTGTCCATTCCCGCGTCAGCCGCGGCGTCTCCGTTAGGCATCTGCCATGCTCCAATCGAACTCGGTGTAGGCGACGCCGGGATCGACGTCGAGGTAGCTGAATCCGGCCGGGCCGAACGTGTAGGCCGTCTCCGGGGTGTCGACGAGTCCGCGCGCCGAGAGCAGCATCTCGAACTCCGGGCCTGTCCAGGTGACAGCGGAGGCGAAACCGGTCTGCGCAGGCGTCTCCGGCGGTGTGATGGTCGTCGCCATGCCGGGGCGGGCTTCGTAGTTGTTGATCGCCGCGATCTGGAGCACGCGGCCGCGGCCTTGCGCGCGATTCAGAATGCCTGCGGCCGCTCCAGGTCCGGGATAGACCACGTTGTCGCGAAGCACCCGCAGGGCCGCTCTCGCGGGCTCCGTGCCCGCAACATCGCGCTCGACACGGCTGAGATCGAACTCGTCGGTCCACCGGTACTCAACCACAACGCCGTCGACGACGCCCTGTTCCGGGTCGAGCGACATCCGATCTTCATGGCGGGTGAGGACGGCCTCCGACAGCACGATCGATCCCGGCGCGGTGTTCTGCCGCTGAGTGAGCCGCCACACTCGACGTTCGTCACACCAGAGCCTCAGCGACGCTGCCTCCAGCATCGGGTTAAGGTACGCCTTTGCGGTGTCGCCGGGCTGCCACAACGTAGCGTCGGCTTCGGACACGGTTGCATCATCGTCGCCGGGGGCGAGAGTCGCGTCGTATCGAGCAAGCACGAGAGCGACGATCGCGCGAAGCGATGTCGTCGCGGGGTCCCACGGTGTCGGCTGCAGGAGCGCGTCGCCGTCGAGTTTGGCTTCGTCGGACTGAGCGACGATTCGGAGAGTCTTGGACACGTCGTCGAAGGTGCGCTCGGTCACGTAGAGATCGGCGTCGAAGCGCTGTGACGAGCGCACGAGCGATCCGTTCCAAGGGCGATAGAAGGTGTTGGTGAGGGTCGAGAGCGCACCTCCGGAAAGCAGCGCGGTGAGCCCGGCAGCCGAGTTGCCGCCTGCCTCTGTGAGCGCCGCCAGCGACCACGCCTGACCGAAGTCGCGGCGAAGTCGCAAGTCGAGGCGGAGCTCCTCATCGCGCAGGTCAAGCAGTTGCCGATCGTCGCCGGTGGGGAGCTTGCACTCAAGCTCCACCTGAATGTGCGGCGTCCAGGCTTCGTCGAGCGCCACCGAGAAGCGGTTGACGTCGAGCGCCACGTCGACGGGGCGCACGAACGCGGTCGCGGTGTGTCGGTCGATCGTCACGACGACACCTCTTGGAATCCGACGATGAGGGACCATGCTCGCCGACCAACGGGATCCAGTCTGATCCTCATCTGTCCTTGGCGCACGAACGTCATCGACACGAACGCCGGGTCGGCGACGGTGAGCACCCAGACCGCCGGCACCCGCAGGGCCTCGTACGCGGACTGTGCTGCGGCCTCGGTGGCGAACAGCAACCCCAGTTCGCCCGAGCGCGGATCATCGGGCTGGAGTGAGTTGCTGGTCGTGCCGTCGAGATGCCGGTGCAAGACGCCTTCGTTCTCCGAGGTCACGTCGTAGCCGAGGATGAGCTGCGGCGAGATCGTGGTCGTGCCGTCGCTGAGCGAGCCCGACATCAGAGAATCCTCTGCCCGGTGCGACCCGAGTAGGCGTCGATGTTCACTCGCAGCGATCGGGACTTCGACAGCTTCTCCTCAAGGTCGGCATCGTCGACTTCAAGGCGCGTGTGCACGACGGACGGCGTGCGTGCGAGCTCGTCGTTGCGTTTCTGAATCTGGATGAGATCCGCACCCGACAGCTCTAGCGCGACGTTCGCGGCGTTGACGTTCTCCTGCACGAGGCGAGACTGCTGCTCGAGCTTGTCGTTCACCTTCTCGGCGGCGATCAGCTGGTGGTTGTAGTTCGCGAGCGCCTCACCTTGGAGGCTCACCATCCCTTCGGTTTCGGCCCGCGCTGCAGCTTCGGCTTCGGCGCCCGCACGGATCGCGATGGTAAGGGCTTCGCGATCGCCAACCATCGCTCGGATAAACGTCGTCGAATCGATTCCGATCGCGCGGGCGTCTCGCTGATACTCCTCGCGGAGCGTCTTGTCGAAGATGATGTCGTTGGCGGCGGCGATTATCTCGGCTTCGTCGAGGTAGTTGCGTCCTTCCTCTGCGGCGCTTCGGTAGGCATCGGCGAGCCGCTGTTTCAGCTCGTCGGCTTGCTCCTGAGCGGTGGTGAGCGCCTGTGTGACGAGCCCGATCCCGGCTGCGGCCGTGACGCCAGCGGCGATCCCGGCGGGGCCGAAGCCGCTGAACGCGGTTGCTGCGAGTCCCTGAAACCCGTCTGCGATTGACTCCGCGGAGCCGTCAAAGCTTGCCGCGACCTCGGCCGCATTCTGCTTCGCTTCGTCCTTGAAGTTCTCGGCACCCTCTGATGCTCGATCGAACCCCCTGTTGACGTTCCTCTGTACGTCGCTCTCGATCGTGCGGCTCTCGCGCTTGGCAGCGTCGGCGGCGTCGCGGAACGACCGTTCGAGCTTGTCACCGGCTTGCTCGCCGTCGCGCGCGACATCGTCGAGGGAGTCGGACACCCCGTCGAGGGCCTTGTCAACGTCTTTCGCGCCACGCTGCACGTCGCGCGTGTTCATCAGAACATCGAGTTCGAGGCTAGCCACGTTTGCCCTCCAGCGCCTCGTTGAACTCGCGGACCACGATCTGCGTCCAGAGCGAGAGGATGCGCGGGATCATGGCCGCGGCGGTCGGGTGGAACACCCACCCTCGGTCGCGGCGGGGCCTCAGCTGCGCGCGGGTGCGCCGCGTCACGCTGAAACGGTTGCCCTTGCGCGAGCGCGCCTCGTAGGTGCGCTTCGCGGCACGGTCGCCGCCGAACTCGACCGCGTGCGCATCGCGCTTCGGTAGCAGCCCGCCCGACAGTGCGCGTCCGGTGCGACCGGCGGTGAGCTTGATGTTCTGGTTGCTGACCGTCGCTTTCGCGTTCCGCACGAGGGCGCGATGTTCGAGGCGGGTGTCTGCGTGCTCAGCCATGGAGCGCTGGAACTCGGGCACGATCGCCTCCTTCGTGTAGCGGCGGATACTGCGGTTGATCTCCGGCTCAGCGCGACGCATCCCGAAGAGGATCGCTTGGATCTCTCGGGATGCGCGCGCGTCGACACGGAGAAGCTGGCTCATGCCGGAGCGCTGAATGCCGGTTGGCCGACGACGGGCAGCGACACGGTCGCGGTGGCGTGCGAGCGCGACGTGCCGCCGACCGCACCGGGGACGATGAGCAGGTCGACGGTGAAGGTCGGCCCGGCGCCCGACTGCGGCTTGATCGTGCAGTCCTCGAGGACGGTGCCCTGCGCCGTCCACAGCTTGTTCGAGAGTGAGTCGGTGCTCGCCCAGTCCTGCGCGAACGTGAGGTCCAGCGACCAGTCGATGTCGATGTCCTTGTAGTCGGCGGTCGGCTTCAAGCCGGTGAACCGTGCAACGGAGACGTTCGGCGTGAGCGCACCGCTCGACACGGCAGCCGCGTAGTCGTCGGTGCCGATGGTGATGATCGCGTCCTTGAAGTACAGGGGCGTCGGGGTGACCGTGGCCATGTCAGGCCTCCTTCTTTTTGACGGTGGCCTCGACCGTGATGTCGTAGCCGAGGTAGTTGTTGTGCAGCACCTTGGTGGCGTCGGTCCAGGTGACGCCGTCGAGGTCTTCGATCGCGAAGCACACGTCCGAGACAGCGTCGGTCAGATCGTCCTCCGCCTTCGCGATGTCGCCAGTGATCGGCGACAGGACGCGCACGATGAACCGCACGGTGAGGTGTGTCAGGGGCGAGTCCGCGAACGGGGTGAATCCCTGCTGCGAGACGATCACCGTGCGGCGATCAATCGTCGCGACAGGACGCTCGGACGCGACGACGAGGTAGCTCTTCGCGGGAAGCGCTTCGGCGAGCGTGACGCCGATGGTCTCGCGGATGTTCATCAGCGGACCACCTTCACCGCACGGGCTGGTCGGAGCACCTGCTTGACCATCCAGTCGAGCGGGTACGGGCGGAGCACGAACTCATCATCACCGTCGCCCCCGGATGCGGGGTCGACACGGGCGGCGTTGTACAGGTTGACCGCCTGCATGAGTTGCCCTTGCCGGTAGTTGAGCGGCACAGCTGCGTCGTCGTCGAGGGCGGGCGCGTACGCTGCGACCTGCTGGCGGGCGAGCTCGAGCATCTGGAACAGGCGCCGGTCACTCTGTGGCGCGTGGCCGACCCCCCACTCGTCGCGGGCGCTGTCGAGGGTGTGCCAGCCGTTGTCCTCCTGGGCGACGATGTAGACCGGCGCGAGCTTCTCGCGGGCCGTGTCGCCGATCAGGGTGACGGTGAGCGTGTAGAGGCCGGGGGTGGCGAACACGGTTGTGGCGGGCCATTCGAGCACGATCTGATCGACGGGGTCGCCGTCGAAGGTGATGAGGAAGTCCGCGTCGACCACGTCACCCTCGAAGGTGCGCAACTCGACGGTCGAGTCGAGCTCGTCGAACGGGGCCAGGTCGATCGGTTCGCCGTCGCGGGCAGGGTCGATCACGATGTCTTCGGCGGGGATGTCCCCCACGTAGTACGCCATGATCGACCCTGTTTCCGCTGCTGACCGCTACGCCAGGCGCAGGAGGGTTGCGTCGCCGTCGGTCACGGTCGCGCCGACCGCCGGAGCGGTGGGCGCGGACGTGTGCGACGTTCCGGCGACGACCACGCGGTACACGACCGAGCTCGCGACGATGAGGCGACCCTCGGGGTACTCGGTCGAATTGGCGCGCGTCTGAGGCGTGCCAACCATGACGACGGCCTCGGGGCGCACCTGGAACTCTTGCAGGTAGCCGTGGAGCGCCTTGTCGATGCCGCCCTGCGCGATGTTGAGGGCGTCGATCCAGAGGGGACCGCCCGCGAGCTCGTCGAGTTCGAGGGCGTAGTCGGCTCCGGCGAGGGCGGCGGGGCTGCCGTCGATGCCCATGTCGCCGTTGACGAGCACAACGTCGCCGTCGGCGAGGCCGGTGCCGTCCATGTTCCACGACATCTTGAGCCAGTGCGGGATCTTCTCGAACGGCGTGTAGTCGATCTCTTCGGCCGCATCGTCGTTGACGATCACGAACGACGGCTTGTCGCGAAGGTTGTCGGCCTTGCGACTCTTCACCGCGCGGATCGCCTGGATGACGAGGCCGAGCGACTCGGGGAAGTCCTCGGGGATCGCGGCGGACGCGGCGACGGGCGCGCCGCCGAGTTCGATCCAGGCGAGGCGGGCGAGCTCGTCGGACCACACGAGGTGGTCCTGACGGATCAGTCCGAGGTACGCCTCCAGGAACGGAGCACCGCCGGGCAGGTCGTTGAACTCGCGGGCGATGTCGTTGCCGAACGCGAAGCGGTGCAGGACCGACTCGACGGAGAGGCTGTGGCCGACGCCGGAGCCGATCGCGGCCTTGTTGCCCGCCCACTTGCCGGTGGAGGCGTACGAGTCGACGGGGCTGCCGGGCTCACCGCGCTTGACCTCGAAACCCTTCTTGCCTTCGACGCTGATGTCGGTGCCGGTCTTGGCGAGCGGGACGAACTGACGCTCGTAGGTGACACCGCTGTTGATGTGCCCGACCCAGTTCGGCTGGATGCCGCCGCCGTCGGGGAGCGAGCCGCTGCCGCTGATCTTGATGTCCGAGAGGGCACCGAGCAACATGCCGCCGATCTCGGCGGCGCTTCCCTGCATCGGGCCGGGGCGAGTGCTGGCGAGGAGGGTCATGTCCTCGGCGGTGGCCATGCCGAGCTTCGAGCGGCTCAGCGCGGCGAGCACCGTGCGGTACTCAATCGGGCGCGGCGTCGCCGTGGCGGGCGCCGGAGTGGGTGCCGCGGACGCCTTGCCCGCGGTCAGGGTGTTGGGCAGCGCCATGTCGGCGTCCTCCTCGTTTTCCTGCTGCTCTTCGGCAGCGATGGGTTCCTCGGTGACGGTTGACACCGAGGTGCTGGTCGTGACGGTTGAGCCGTCGTCGGCCTGGTTCGCATCGGTCTTGCTCTCGTACTTCTCCTTGCGGAGCCACGTGACGCCGTCGCCGTCGGTGTACTCGGTGGCGTACTCGCTCGAGGTGTTCGCGACTTCCTCTGCGAGCACGGTGTCGGGAGCGGCGGCGAGGAGCGTCGCCGAGGGGAACGCTCCCTTCTCGACGAGCGCTGCGCCGAACAGGGTTCCGGCGACGGCCTTGCCGCCCTTGATTGCGACCCCGGCGACCTCGACGGAGAGCTTTGTGCGCTTGCCCGAGTCGATGTCTGCGAGAGCGGCGTTCCCGGCGGGGCTGTCGTCGAACTCGAAGGAGGCGAATAGGCCGGACGGGGTCTCGGCGACGGAGGTCGCGCGACCGGTGGTCTTGGAGAGGTCGTGGTCGTCGTTGATGGTGAACAGGCCGGTGGGGCGCTTGTCGGGGATCGCGAACGCTCCGGCTTCGACCTCGAAGCTGCCGAGGTTGCTGGAGCACTTCTCGCCGTAGGGCAACAGCAGGCCCGAGCGCACTCGGGAGCCTTCCTGCCCGGCCAGCAGCGTGCCAGCCTCGATGGTGATCTTGGTCATGGTGTTAGTCCTCCACTCGGGCGCCGGTCGGCGTGGGCAGGTTGTGTGCCTCGTACATGTCGAAGCGGATGCGGGTGCCGCGTGGCACCACGTCGTCGAGGGACAGGCGCGCCGCGATCGCGTCGGTCCAGAAGGGCAGGTCGAACTCGTAGAAGCTGTTCCGCTCACCGTCTTTGGTGGTGTAGGTGAGGGAGTCGACGCCGATGGTGCCGTCGATCATGGCAACGCGGACGTTGAGGAAGCTGCCGATGTCGGTACGGATGGCGTTGCGGCCTTCGACGAACAGCTCGTGCTTGATCTCGCCGTGGACGTTGAGCTCGACGCCCTCGGGCGTGCTGGCGACCGCGCCGTCGTCTTGTCGGCGAGCGGTCGACCAGTCCTTGACGAGCTTCTCGACCTCGTCCTCGTCCATCTCGTCGTTGGTGCGGTGGAGATCGATCAGGGGCAGCGGGTTGCGGATGCGGCCGACCCACGCCTTCTCGATGTCGCGCGCGCCACGGAGGGTCCGCTGCGCAATGTTGATGAGGCCCTCGAACGGCGAGTTGATGAGGATGAACCGGTCTTCGGCGATCGGCACTTCGTCGACGAGAAGCACAGGCTCGTTGTCGTCGTCGACACCGATCTCCCAGCGCACAGGGGGGCACCATTCGGCGTTGATGATGGGGCGGCGCGATCCGGGGGTGGTCGGGTCTTCGGGTGCGCCGCGTTCGAGGAGCCACACCGAGCATCCGTAGAAGATCAGGTCGTCGACGGTCCACGCCATCCGCTCGTAGGGGCTGACGACGCTGTCGGTGCGGAACAGCCACGTGTGCTTGTCGGTGACGTCGGTGTCGACGCCCCTGCTGTGGCTGATCGCCCGGAGGGGCATCCGGGCGATGGTGGTCACGAGCAAGTTGCGGGTGCGGGCGACGGCGGGGATGCGCATGGCTTCCTCGCGCATCATCGGCAGCGCGTCGACATCGGCGTCGTCGTAGAGGTCGCGGATCACCATCTGCGGCAGTTGCGGCACGACGGAGTGTGTCGAGGTTGTTGGCAGCAGGATGCTGCTCGCCGCGTTGATGCGACGGAACACCCGGTCGAGGACTGCCATGTCCCGAGCGTCGGGTGCGCTACTGAAACTCGACGAATCAGACGGCGTGTCGCGCGGCGTACGCGCGGAAGTGCGCTCGCTTCGTCGATGCTTCGTTGCGGCCGGGATGCACGCGTTCCTCGTGCGCGCACGCGCTGTCGTGGGCGTCAGCGTCGGTCCAGGCAAACGCGAACCAGTAGGGGCAATCGGTGCAGGTGACGAGCACGCCGGAGGCGTCCGAGCGGTCGAGTTTGGTCGCCATGTCAGTCTCCGAAGGTGGTGTGTGTGGTGCCGGATCGGCGGGCGAAGTGTTGGTCCCAGTTGCGGAGCGCGCGGGTCGCGGCGTCGAGGCAGGTGATGTCGGCGCCCGGTTCGGCCGGTGTCCAGAGCCACACGCCGCGGTCGTTGCCGCGGACCTCACGGCGAGCGGCGACGGGCACGGCAGCTTCGAGGCCGTTCTGCCCTGAGTGGCGCAGGTTGCCGCGCTCGAGCTCACGCATGAACTGGATGCACCCGGCTGCGGTCTGGGTGTAGGTCTGCACTTGGAGGCGTGGTTTCGGGCTCAGGTGTTCAGCCTCGGTCGCGGTCGCCTTGCCCTCGGCGATGTCGTCGTAGGCCACGGTCGAGCCGCGGTACTTGCGTGTGAGCTCCTGCATCCGCTCGGGTATCCAGTTCGTTGACAGGCGATGCTCGACAACCTCGATGTACGCCACGCCCGACGACGAGCGCCACGCCGCGCAGATCGCCGCGGTCGAGCCGCCCGGTTTTATCGCCAGGCCGAACGCGACGCGCTGCGGCATCGCGGGCTTCTTGGCGAGACGCGCCTTCTCCCAGAGCTCGGCGTCGATGACGCGCGAGCCGAACGTCTCGGGCCACAGCGACAGGTACTCGCGCGCCCACTGGGGGCGTGGGAGCTTGCGCCAGTTCTTGCGCATCTTGTCGATCGTGGTCAGGGTGCCGAGGCCAGGGTGGACGGTCTGGAGGAGCTGCATCGCTGTGTCTTCGTCCTCGATGAGTTCCCAGGGTGTGTTCTCGGCGACGGCGTAGTCGATGCCGCCCACGTCGGCGCTGCGCGAGCGAAGGCGGTCGAGGTGATCCCAGAAGGGGCCGGTGCGGGCTTCGCCGGCGGTGCCGCTGATGATGATGGACGAACCGGGCTTGGTGTCTTGCAGTGGCACGAGCCCTGCAAGCAGGTCGGCTCCCTCGTCGGGGTCGATCTCTTGCGCCTCGTCGAGCCACGACACGTCGGCGGCTTCACCGCGCACTGCGGAGGCGTCCGGCTTGAGCACGAGGAACTGGGAGCCGTTGTCGAAGTAGATGCCCTTGCCGACCTCGCCCATGAGGATGCGGAACCCGCGGCGCTCGTCGACGGCGTCGGGCACGAGCTCTTCACCGAACAGGGCCAGGTGTCGCTGCACGGTCGTCGAGCGCCGCGCCTGCCCGCGCTTCCACGGCGGCAGGTTCTCGTCGTCGGGCGGGTTGATGAGGTCGAGGCGAGTGCGCCACTCGCGCAGACGCCGGGTGCCCGCGACGCCCGACTGCGCCGAGAAGGTGACCTGGTATCCGGGCCGCAGTGCGCACCGGCCGAGGAGCAAGCAGAAGATCGTGGTGGTCTTCGAGGCGCGGCGCGGTATCTCGACGGCGAAGGCGTCGAAGTCGGCGGCGAGCGTGTCTACGATCGCGAGCTGCTGCGGCTTGATGGTGTTCGGCTCGTCGAGCGGAGCGTCGGGATCGAGGCGCAGACCGTAGAGTGCAGCGCCGTGGAGGAACTCGATGCGATCGCGATCCGATGCGACGTAACCCGAGTGGGATGCTGGCTCGATCGCGCGCGCCCGGTGTTCTTCCCACCTTTGGAGAGAGAATTCCTTGCTGCCCCCAAGCGGAGGTACGGACGACTTCTCAAAAACATCGACGTTCACCACGGTCGGATGTCCTTCGTGATCTGACGACGAGCGTTGACGATGCGAGCGCCGAGCTTGCCGCCCGCGCGACGGTTGCACGACGTGTGCACCGGCCCGGTGTTGCTCATGGTGGGGCGACCGCCGAGCGCCGCGGCGCGGATGTGGCCGACCTGCCAGGCGTCGTCCTTCGACACCTGCTTGCCGCACTCGATGCACGGGCGGGGCAGCGTCGCCGCGTGCTTGACCTTGAGCTTCGGGGCGTGTGTGGTCCACTTCTGCGCTCGGTGGTGCGCACTCATCAGGCGGACTCCTCTCGGGTGTGTCGACGATCGGCACGCTCGGCGTGCACAGCATCCATCAGCGGATCAATCGCGCTGAAGTCGAGCTGTCCGTCGTCGAGGCTGGCGATGTAGCGCGCGGCCTCGTCGAGGGCTTCCTGCTCGGTGTCGAACACCGGACCCGAGGCGCGGCTGGGCGCGGTCGAGCCGTCCCACAGCGTCATCGGGGCACCTGTGACGATCGCGCGGTGGCGGCCGTTGTGCTCGTCCGTCATCGGGTCGATCATCGGCAGCGTCGTCGCCGTGTAGGGCTGCTCGACCCACCCCTGCCAGTCGTTCATGGCTGGGAACCCTGAGGTTCGTGGTTGAGTGCCCGGAACGCGGCGGCGGGCGCGAGCGTCATACCCGGCATCGGGTACTGTGGCGCGTCAGCCGAGCATCGAAGCGCTCGGCTGGTGACGTGCCACCATGTCCCTGCGGTGTCGCGGGCGATCCCGTCGTCGCACAAGAGGCAGAAGCTCAGAGCGGTGGGGAGACTCGGGGCGCTCACTGTTCGTCCCACTCGCCCTGGGAACTGGACAGTTTCGGGCGGGGCATCCACACCTTGAATGCCCAGAACCCGAGACCGATCTGGAGGTAGCGACCGTCGAGCGTGTCCCAGTCGTACACGCGCACGAGCGACACCCCGAGCATGAAATCGCCCGGGCTGAACAGCGGACCCACCTTGACGTAACGTGCTCTACCAGCCATCACTTCTCTCCTGTCGTGGAATTGCTGAGTTTCGGGTCTGGGCCCGCCCCGTCGTGGGGGCGACCGGCCGGGGGCGCCGGGTCGACGGGGCGGGCGGCTTGTGCAGCTCGCTCGGCGGTGAGGTTGCCGGCGAGCATCAGCGAGCGGATCGGGTTGCGGGTGCGCTTGTCGGCGTCGCACGCGAACTCGATGCGCTGCTCGAGCGAGATGATGCGGCGGGAGGTCATCGGCGGGTGCGTCCT